GGCATAGTCGCTGGGTGGTCTATCTTTTTAGCACCAGTATAAAAGATTAAGTTAAACAGTTCATCCTCATACTTATCGTATTGGTATGTTTTTATTCTTCCTTCATCATAGAGATTTGATAATGCGAAGTAAGGCTCTGCAGTTCTATCTACAGATAAGTTAGCTGTCTTAATTCCAAACTCTTCTAATTCTTGAAGTATTTGTGCTGACTGAAATTGGTCGGCTGTAACTAGTTCTATATTTATACCACGCTCTCTCTTTAGATAGATTATGAAATCTCTAATTTTTGGTAGAGAAATCTTGTGTGGTTTTTTAGGTGGGTTAATTCTTAGCATAAAGTCTATCGTTACAATAGGCAATGTTGCTATATACTCTGGCTCTTCTCCATACTTAATTTGATGCTCTGTTCTTTCTTTAGTGTATATAGGTTTCCAATCCGAGATATGCCCTAAAGCTATACCTGTTGAGTCGCCCGTTAAGGCTAAGTCTAAGTGCATAACGTGTTTAGCTCGTGGATTACTAAATTTAAAAGACGGGTCCATATAAAAGTTTAATGGCTGATAACCATCTTCAAAAGAGTTAGTAGTATTAGATAATACAATCTCATCTTTAATGAAAGGGTGTCTTAGATTGCCTGATATTGCTTTTTGGTAGGCTGCGTAGTTTCTAAAGAACTTACTAATAGAAGCTACAGAGTAACCAGCTAAACTTTGTAAACCTTCTGTAATGTTTAGGTCAAAGACTGTTTTATGTTCTTGTGGAACTTTTATGATAAATTGTTTCACATCAGTAGGTAGAATATCATATACATCCTCTATAGGTGTGTCGTATATAGGCTCTTTATTAAATGCTTTGAGAACTATCTCTAAGTCTTCTAAGGTATTAATAACAAAAGGTTCTAAGTTATTACCTCCAGCATATACTAAAAATCTTTTATCTCCATACTCTTGAGGTTTTACATCCCAAATTGCTGGGGAGAATATTTTAGTTGCTGGGTCATTCTGCGATTTCTTAATTATCTCTTCTGTGAAGGAGCCGACGTGTGTTGTTGATGATACTAGGATTGCTAAAGAGTAGTTTACTCCATTTACAATGAAACGAGTTTGTGAACGAGTTATCATTTGTGTATATAAGGTTAATACTTTTTTATTAATATTGTATTCATTATCTCTAGTTCCTGCCATCTCTCTAAAGTTAGCTTCATCTAAGATTGCCCCTATCATATCTAGCCCAATAAAGTGATTGTGGGTAGAACCTACTGTTACGAATAGTCTTTCATTAGGCCATACTAACATAGAATCTAGCCCTTGCTTTCTTTGGAAGTGTTCTTTGAAGTAAGGTATATCGTCTACCCATTCTATCATTTTTGCAAAACCAGACATCATAGCTTGGTCTTTTGTTACTGATAAATACGCAAAGGCTATTCTAGAGATTGGCGCTAAGTTAAAAAGACTAGCTACATTCTCATAACAAGATAGTTCATATATTACTCTTAAGATTATTAAGACTGCTGTTGTTGTTTTACCAACACCCATAGCTCCTGTTAATATAACTTGATTTATTCTGGTAGGTGATTCGAAGATTTCAATTATGGCATCTTTCCAATAGTCATACAATATGTTAACACTACTTCCTACATAGTAGTAGTCATTAAGCCACTGTCTAATAGGTACGATAGGACGAATAAGTTTAGCTTTTACTTTACTTCTAGCTTTAAGTTGTAGAAATACACTTCTAATTCGCTCTATTTCGTCTTTACTGTATATATCTTGTAAACTATTCAGTAATTCTTCTACTGACTCCTCTGGGGGTCTTTTAGAGTTATTAAATTGTGTTTTACTATGTAAAGATTCCATAAAAGTTTCTCCTAGTTTATATTTTTAACATCATGTAAAGGGTTTTTTCATCATCTGTAAGAGGATAAGTGGTATTAAGTTTAGGTAATACTTTATTAGTGTGCCTCGCTTGCGCTAAAATGATTGTGTCTTTACCTGCTTCCGCCAAGTTTATATCAGCCGCGGAAGGTGGGGAACTTAAAGTGTAATCATAATAATAAGTTTGGTCCGCTGTTGTTATGTTTGCTAGTAGGATTGTTGTTGTATTATAGTATATAGGTTCGTCTTGTTCTTGGTTTTCATAAGAAGCTACAACTACAGGAGCTAAATATAAGTGGTTAAATTTTTTATTCCCTATATCATCAAAGGTTGAGGTGTAATAAGTCCTGCCTTTAAAAGTTACGATATCGTTTGTTAAGTTCTCCTCAGCAGCTACTAAAGGGTTTTCAATTTTAACTATATACTTTATCTCACTATTATCATATACATAATCTAAGTCATCTATAATAAAATTATTCGAGTCTTGAGAAGGTTTAACTTCTTTATCTTCTCTATCTTCGTATGATAAAATTACA